TGAACCAGCACCAGTCCAACTAAATAAAGTAGCTAGATTACCTTGAGTGCCATCCCAAGCAATTAAAGATTCAGGTGAGTAATGTGTTACTCCGTTGTGTAGGGACTTGGACGCTGTTGCGTCATATACTAATTTACCGCCACCTTTAGTGGTTCCACTATAGAACCCTACTACATTATAGACTGTACCAGTCTGTGCATTTGCTACGACAGGTAACGCTTTCAGATGCGTTACGTGTGTGTCAATTAAGTTATTAACCGAAGTTGCTAGAGCTGGACCAGAGGTATTTAATGGATCACCAACCACACCAGCATATAATTTTGTAATACTCATTTCTTTCCTCTGTTATGGTTGATATAGTAGTGTATCTTCTGACAATTGACCCGTCGAGACTAAATACCCATCAACCATTAAATCTGTATAAACAGGGTTACTCTCGAACATCACTTGCTGTGTGTATACCGCACCAGTGTAAGATTGTGCAGTATCAATTTCCATTGTATTACCAAACACTAAATCTACAGCAGCGGGTATTGTTTTACGGATAGTTGTTGCCTTGGAAACATACTCTGCTCCAAGAATCTCTAACACAACAGCAGCAGGATATTGCTCAGAATACTTAATTGTTGTTGCTCCAGTAATTTGTTTGGCGGCAGCAATAACTTCTTCTGGCGTACCCGATGAATTGTTTATGAATACTTTAGTGAGAATAGCACTTCTATACTCTTCATCAGTTCTACTCTGTCGAGCTTCTTGTACTTCTTTCCCGATAACATCTAAAGCGTAGCCATACGCTGTATCAATACCAAGAGATTCAAGTAAAGTGAAGTATTCATTCTCTACGTTCTGTATTTGTGTATGGAATACTTCAACTACTTTCTGAATGTTAGGGCTATTTCTAAATTGATAGAGGAGCAAAGCTTTCGCCTGCTCCACATGATTTGTTATCTTAACTGGGTACATAATACTTACCCCGCAACAACAATGATTCTGCTAATATCAAATACCGCTTCATCCTTTCTACCAATAGTAGTAATGCCGCTAGACAATACAGGAGTATCAGTAGGGGTTAATGTCTTACCAGCAGTGACAGCGAGGTTGCTTATACCACTCACTTTAGAATAGATAGCACCCATAATACGTTGAGGGATTACATCCTCATTCAATCCTAATGAGTCACCATAAGCTTTCACAGCGTTAGCTATTTGAACAGCACCATCTGACGGGAATAATTCTTCGCTGTATAGTTGATATTCCACACGAACATGAATATACTGGTCAACAGGGCGAGAGTAGAAGATTGTTTGTGTTTGGTTCTGAGAGTCAACAATGTTTGTGGATGTGTTACCGAAAGGTTGAATACCCGCCGGTTTAGTATTCCATACTGTAGTAGCTACAGCTAAGTCACTACCACCTTTAACGGTACATTCAATGCTCTTAGCTGGTAAACCATTTGAGTTTGTTGTGTTCGTCCAGTTTTCTTCTACTACCGCACTCACTACACCTTCAGTAGATGACAATGCTGCGAAGATGGCGTTCACTGTAGCCTTACCTTGACCACCAACACTACCATAGAAACGACTACGTAATTCAGCATCAGTTTCTTCAGCCCTACCTGTCACCCACTTCTGATTGTTTGTTACAGCAATAGAAGGTAATGTAGTGACTAGGTATTTTAATGTATTTGCTTCGTAGTCTTCTGTATTGGCAATCAACGCTTCTGAAGCAACGGAGTTTGTTACATTGAAGATAGCTAAGTTTGTTGATACAGACACAGAGAAATCTGTTTGACTTGTTAACTGAAGTCTGTTAGCATTATTACTTACTGAGATTGTAGTCAGAGATGACAATGCTGTTTGGAACAGAGAAATGATTTCAGCTTCTGTTGCTGTAGCATCTGAGATAACAGAATAAACTACACCATTGACGGACAAAGAATATGTGAAGTTATTAGCTACGGTGATGTTGATGTTCACAGCTTTCAGTGTAGCACTATTCAATGTCAGTTGAGCTAATGTCTGGACAACATCACCGGCTAAATCTTTTACTTGTGTACCTGAGTTGATGTTAGCACCTAACGTACCAGTGAACTCTAATGTACCATAAGCTTTCACAGCTTGTAAGCGAGTCATTCTTGCTCTACGGACAATACGTTCTAACGCAACACCTGTAGCTGTATCAGGGTCGCCAGCACTCCATTGTGCTGCTGCTAATTCATAAAGCTCTGATACTTTCAAGCACCAGATTCTATTTAAAATACCAATGAGTGAGTCATCACTCATATCAAAATTAGGATTGCCTGTTGCTGTAATGAAATCACTTTGCACTTCTGCTATGATGTCTTGATAACGCTTCAGGTCATACCCAGTTGTTGTAATTGACAATCTCTTATCCTCACAGTAATTCTATTGGCTGGATATTGAATTGGAATGTAACACCCTCAGTAGTGGTTGCTACAAAAGAAGCTGTATATACACCAGTGCTATCCAGAATAGATTCATAAGCATCAAGTGTCAGGACACCAACAGTGTCTGTGATTTCATCAATGAAGATTGTATCGACTACTTCTTTCTGTGTCTTACCCAGAACAGTCCCAAAGTAATCAATACCTAGTGTTGTATCTTTGAAGTATTCACCACGATAACGCAATAAGCGGATCTTAATCTTCTGAGCAACAGACATGGAGTTGTCAGTCGTCAATACAAAATCATTCCAGTCTATATCGTGTGCTGATGTTAATTTAATGTCTGCCATTATAGACCCTTAGATGATGGGCCATTGCCCTGCTGAGCTACCAGAAGCAACGTCTGCTTTGGCATTATCTTTGATGTGATTAACAATAGCGGAGGCTAAAGCGTCAATAACAGAATCATTTGTGATTTCTCCATTATCAACATCAATAGCATTTACTGCGGATTTGATTGCAGCAGCAAGGGATGAAGCACTCATTGCCATTCTAAGTCTCCTAATATATTAAAGCCATTGGCTTATTTTGTCAACAGCTATTTTTTAAATGTGTCTAGCTTGACCTTCAGTTGCATTATCTGCGCTTTACTGTTCAAAGGTGTTGGGCCGAATATAGTGTTGACTGTGGTATTACCTATTGTGTCAACAATGTCACTGAGCAAAGCAATCAATTCTTCTTGGTCATTGTACACTGAATACTTAGACTTACTATGTATCTCCACATTACCATCTTCTTTCAGTACTAGCTTATTGTCTTTAAACTTCAGAACAACATCTTTCTTGTCTGGTTGTAAATGACTATTCTTTGTGTACAATCCAACAATAGCAACAGCATCGCTCATGTCGTGCATACGTTGTGTTGGTTCAGTAACAGAACTACCATCACCTTCTAACCATTCTTCAATGTTACGCATTGAGAACTCAAGCCAAACTGTATCACCAATCTGAATTGGAAATGATAACAACCCTCCTCCAGCGGAAGGGTTAATCACAGGAACATTGAATATCTCAGGACACTCACTCACTTGTCCATCAGAATGCTGCATGTCAATTGTAGGACGAACAGAGATAATATTCTTACTTTCGTATTCAGAATTATCAGTTACAATAGCTGGAAGTCCAGTGAAGATTTGTGACTGCAATGATTCCAAATGACTTTTCATAAAAGCTTTTAAGCTCATGCTATCTCCAATACTACTTCACTATCCCAACCACCACCATCTAAGTAAGATAGTCGCGTATCGACTGAAATTACTTTATACAAACCTTTGTACTGACCTTGTGTGATTCTAATAAGCTGACCTATCTTAATACGATGGTCTAGGAATGTTACCAGTTTGAATCGTGCGGGGGTTTCAACTGAAGGAACCTCTTGCTTTGATTCTTGTTCTGGTTCCATTGACTTCATCAGGTCAGCATTAATATCATACTGCACAGTAAACTTATTGAAGGTACGAGGGTGAATGTACAACTCGTTTAGTGTGATGTACCAGTTGTATGCAAATTGCTCACATACTTTATCTAATAACTGAGAAGATAGTCCTTGGAAACTGTAACCACCTTTAGCTACAGTTTCTTCAGGGGATGGTAATGAATCTAAGTTCTTGGCTTTTGTTTCCAGAAAGCCAGTGGCAATCCCTTGCTCTTTCATTGCGCCAGCAATATCCGTAAGGATTTGAGAATACTTTGTATTTGGAGGCCAAGCAAAAGATACTCTCGAAGTCTTTAATTGAACGTTACTATCTACACATTGTATCTCAGTGACAATATCCGTACCTTGTTTTCTACTGAAAGCTCTTTGAGATGTTCCAGTGAATACGATACCTACATCATCACCATACCCAGCTTCAAGGATTACGTAAGCATTCTTTCTTTCAAGCTTAGCTCTTGTTTCTTTTGAAGCATTGTATACTCTGATAACTGAAGTAGCTACATCACCTTCTTTAGCTGCGCTATTAATCTCAGCAGTCATGTGTAAGTTGGTGATCATCACGCTATCACCACCAGAGGTGGTCTTGGTCTGATTGGTAGTATCGTTTAAAACGCTCTCAGATTGATTTTGAGAGCTTCTAACTGATGGGATAGACGTTTGTATACCTTGCAAGGAAGAATCGACTGGAGGTACGCTCCAAGCGCTATAATATCCTTGTTTAATACTCGCTGGTGCAGACCCACCCGTATACGTAACTTTTTGTTCAATTACACTCAATCGGTAACTGCGGTCAAACACCAGTGACATTAGAACACTCCTACTTCTTCTGCGTTAGTGAGATAAACAAACTCATACTTCAAACCCTGTCCGAAGTTATTACGTCCAAGGTCTTCAACACTATCTGTATTATTCACAATATAGATATTACCACCCAGAGGGTTATTAGATAATTTGTTTGTAGCACATACACCGAAACAAAGTTTAACTCCATCCATCAACGTATTTTTATTTACATCAAGTAAACTAAAATACCAAGAGGATTCTCTTGTGTTCCATTTCATTACGGAGTAGACAATTTGATTGTTTAAACTAATACGTGTTTCAGAATAAGCGTCTGTTGGAACAAATATAGATAAAGCCATTATGTTGCTCCTGTGATACCATCAAAACTTGGTTCAGGAACAGATGCGCCACCAAACAAGTTAACACCACTCCTGATACCTGTGTATTCTATGTTAGACTTACTACCGTTGTCTTTCTTACCAGATAGTCCGTCTTTTGTAGCATCTGACGCATCACCAGTAGCATCTGTTGTTTCACCAGCAACCTCAACCAAAGATGCTTTAGCTTTATCTACGATTTTAACTTGCTCAATTGACATATTAATACGCCAACTACCTAAACCTTCAACAACACCTTTCTGCCCACTAAAGTCCGTAAACAGACAGTTCTTGTATGGAGATAAGCGATTGTCTAAGAACACAGTAAATAGTTCACGAGATTTACGTAGTGTATCCAATCCTTGAATATAATCTTTTATACCCTTCTGTGGAGAGTTCTTAGTGAGATTGACAACTTCAGTGATCACACCAGATAATGTAAACGTAGAATTTTCAACAACAGAATGATCTGTAATAGAAGCCCCCGATTCAACGGGGAACTTCGTATTAGTGTTTCTATGTTGAAATCCTACATCAGTTGTGGCTGTCAATTCAAAGACATCACCAGCTTTTGTTTTGATGTAGAATACAGCCATTATCTTACTCCAACAGATTGCATAGCACCGTAATTATCCATAACCTTTTTACTTTCTTCGCCTATCCGACGAATCTGTTCATCGTTCACATCACCTTGAATAATGATTGTTTGATTGAACATCATATCATACGCAGACTTGGCAATATTAGCCGGAGCTTGTAATAGCTTCTGGTAACTGTCTAGGAAGTTAGACGTAGCTGGCATAGCTTTCTTAGCAGCAGCGACACGTTCTTCACCACTCATGGAAGCACCAAACAAGTAAGAACCTATACCGCCCGATTCTCTTTGTGCTGCCATGATTTGTTCACTACTGAACTTAGATAAGAACTTCTTGTCTGCTTCATTGCCGAACCCAGCACGAACACGAGCCTGAGCAGCAGCAATATCTCTACTTTGCTGAGAAGCTTTATCGCTTTCACCAACACCGATAAGGTTGGAATCAAAGATTGCTCTTACTTCGTCAATAGCGGCTAACATACCTGTAATCATGGCAAATGGCGTTTTGAGTGCCATCATCAGTGCCCTACCGAATCCAACAGCTAATGGTATCAGTGTTCTAAAGCTTGCTGCAATGCCTAGCGCTGCGATTGACATTGCAGCCATAGGGTTATCAGCACCCCACTTCATCATTCGCCACAATGTTTCCAGTGAACGTATAAAGAAGGTAATTGCTGGAGTAACTATATTACTAACAACATAACCTATCGCTCTGAATACTTTATCGTAAATACGACCAATGCGTTCCAAAGCTAATCCGTTATTACCTAAAGTATCTGTCAGGTTTTTGAATAACTGTGCAAGACCTTTATTATAACCACTATTGAATATTTTATCTTGAGCTAATTGAAGTTCATTAGTGAACTGACCTTGTGCTACGCGAACACTATTCAATTTAGTTTCTAAAGCACCACCAGCACTTGACATCTCTTTCATTTGCTTGGCGACTTTAGGTAATGTATCTACTGCCATGAGCTTACCAGCTTCCATCAACTTGAACATTTCAAGCTCTGTCATACCTAAAGCTTTTGCAAATATTTGTACCCCGCCTGGGAACGACTCTGCAACATTTATGTTCAGGAGTGGTCGTTAGTCACTCCCCGCTTTATTCAAGCTGCTGCATGTTTCCATGCAGATCAGACTATATCTTGACGGCTCATTGAGAGTACCGTCCCTTCCATTTCGAGTTCACTTGAACCCTACTCCCTTGCGGGATAGTCGTTGATCTTTTCTACCAGAAGTATTCTTTACTTATCTCGGTAAAGCATTTTCTACGCTTAATGTCACATATCGCGTAGTAAGAATATCCGAGTTCTTTAGACAAAGCTAATGGTTGTTTACCTTTACTCAATTCTACACAAACTTCAACGACTTGTTCTGTTGTCAGGTGTTGACTTTTGTGTTTAATATTTATATCAGGTAAATCTTTTAACAAATGATTCCAAGAAATCTTTTTCTTGATTGACAATATAGTGGTTCTTTCAACACCATACTGCTCAGCCAATGTAGAATTCTTCTCACCACCCATCAACTTTGAATATATTTCAACTACCTGCTCCTCTGTCAAAAGACAGCGAGGGTTAGCCGTACCCGCTACAGTTTTCAAATCTATAGAGTAGGCGTGTTTTAAATTATCTGAACGAGTAACCCATTCCAAATTGCTTAGACAATTATTTGTCTTATTACCATCTATGTGATTAACTTCATAATCACCTTCAGGTTTTTCTAAATAAGTCAGAGCTACAAGTCTGTGTAACAATAAAGATTTCTTTTCACCAGAATCTGAAACTATCGAAACTCTGTAATAAGTAACCTTCTTGTCGTAGTGAGGTTTCATTTTCCTCACACCACCTCTTGCTGTGGAATACAGTTCTGCGTTCGGTGTAATGTAGTAGTTGCTAAAGTTTTTAATTTGTTTTGCGTCTTCTGGAAGACTTAGATGCTGATTGCCCATTTACTTCTCCTAAGTTAAAAGAGAAATAATACCACAACTTTTCAAACTGTCAAGCCTGCTCTCACGAGCTACTTTGTAGTGAGTGGTCTTTAGGGGTTTCCAGCAGTTAAAAAGGTTATTCACTAACATATTACTATATTAGGCAGCTATGCTTAACTGAAGTCTTAATTCCTCACTAGAAATTTTCGTTTTGCTCATCATCTGCTGAATAGCATTAAACGCTAATTTCATCTTCTCTTGCGAAAGACCTAACACTGTACCAAGTTCAGACATATTAGTGAATAGTTCTTCAATCTGGGTATTAGTTAGTTTATCTTTTGCTGCAAACTTAAACTTAATATATTGGTCAGCAATATCTTTGACACTTAAACCCAAACGTCTTGACAAGTCAATCAAGAATGTCATCTGCTGTTTGGCATCAGAAGTATTACCTGTTGCAGCAAGCATTGCAGAATTCAACGCTTCAAATGATTGACCTGTTTGGTTAATAGCGCTTGTACCAGCAAACAAAGCATACAAACTAGCATACTCTCGCACCATATTGCGTGTAGAGTCCTGCAAGCTACTCATTGCAGCAGCAGCACCCATACTATGCCTACGCTGTTTCTCAAGCTCGTGGTTCATCCTAGACAGTTCTTTAGTTACTGTTCTAAGCTGATCTATGTTACCTGATGCAATAGCTGCATCAATCTTAGCACCACCAAGAGGACGATAGCGTTCTACATCTCTTGCTGCACGAACAAATGCGTCAGCACCTTTCTGTGTAGATTGTTTTTGTGCGCCTTGTACTAACATCGACTGTTGCTGAGAAGTGTAGTTCTGAAAACCACCACCCTTCTTGATAGCGTTGAATGTGTTGTTAGTAGCAGAACCTGTTGGTGCTGTCAGCAATTTAGCTACACGAGCATTAGATTCTTTCAAATCTCTATTCAGTTTAATTACAGTAGCACGAATGGATTTAATCTTTTCTAATGAACCACCACGAGCAGCTTGTCTTGCTGACAATAGAGCTTGTAATGCGTGTTGTCTTCCTTCGGGTCCACTAGACTTCAGATCACGGAAAGCTTGTAGGTTAGTGAGAGTACCTAGTGACCTGCGTTTACGTAATCGTTCGTTTGCAATACCTAAAGCCGACTGGTCAGATTGCATCTTACGATAGTAATTACCCATAGCTTTTAACTGAGGGTTTACTTCAGGGTTTATTAGGGCGCGAACAGCTTGTTGTCGTTTAGCGGATTCGATAAAACTTTTGTCAGCAATCTTTTTACTTTCTTTAGCTGACTTTCTTTCAATGTCTTCTTTCTTCTTGGCTGTTGTTTCAGCAACCTTTACAGCGTTATCGGATATTTGCTTCTCAGCTTTCAATCCGTTCTTAACACGTTTAGCGTCTACTCCAACAGCCAACTTTTCTAACGATTTGTGTAAATCTTGAATTTGAGATTTAATCTTTGATGTATCAAACCCCAAGCTGACAATAAAATCTTCAATTGGGCTGGACATTATTTCTCCCGCAGTTTAGCATCCTTTCGATATGCTTCTTCTTTTGTATATTTGATTGTCAGATATTCTCGTAGTTTCAAGCATTCAATATATGTGTACACGTTCATTAATTCCCATGCACTCACTTTGAATTCAGTCATTTCAGATATTTGATAAAAGAACCAATCTTCATCATCAAGAAGGGTTCCTTTCTTTATCGCAGCCAGTACTTGATTTAAGTAGGGCTGGTCATGCTCTGAAACTTCTCTTGAAAACGAGAAATTAAACCCTTTCCCTTGAAAAGACTCCCGAAGTTCTGTTCAATAGCAAAGGCTACTAATTCAATCAAGATTTCATATTGACCAACAATAATGTCAGCCAATTTAACTTGTGTACCATCTTTTAACAAGTGACCCAATAAACGATTGAAGATCATATCTTCTAAATTAATTTGGTCAATCTGTTGTAACAGTAATAAAGCCATCTCACGGAATGTCTTAGGCGCTCCATGAAATACGTCATCGTGCCGTGAGGCATCGAATGATTCACCTACTAGAGGTAACAAAACTTTAGATAATTCTACAGAAGTTCTGTAACCACTTAAGCCGTCTAACATCTTAATGTGATATGTACTTCCGTCAATATCAATACTACGTAAATTACTTGCTGGCATTTGCATTTGAAAGTTCTCCTTTGTTCATTATGAGAATACTGATGTAATCTGTTTCCCAACAGACTTCACAGCTTCACCTACTTTACGGAATAGGATTTGCTCATTCGTCAATAATGAATCGTCTAGTTTAATGTTCTGGTTAGGCTGCATGTCAATACAGTACACTGACCATGTTGTAGCACCAGCCATATTCGTGTAGGATTGGTCTGGATGCTTTTGAATGAATGATGAGGTTGACTTCCAACTCACCATTAAGTTATAATCTGTAAACACTAATTGAGGAAGCTCAATAGGTTTTCTAGGGTCTTGCATATTACGCTGAATATCTAACAACCACTTATTGTTCTGACTCATCTGAAGCAGAGTGAATGTTACAACAGCGTCTTTATTTGTTTGTCTCTGTAATGCTGTATTGCCGTCAATAGATTTCACCACGTTGATGTTGTCAGCAGCGTAGGAAATGTTCACCATCTGGTCAGGAGCAAACTCTGTGATAGGTTGTTCACCAAGCACAAGAGAGATTAATTGTGGATTGTATGTTTGCACTGAGCGGTCTTTGAATAACGCCCAACCACTACCGTTGAAGTTCAACACACTTACCTCTTAAACAAGAAAGCCCCGACAAGCGGGGCTAATTATTTTTAGCCTACACCGAGTAAATCAGCAGCGGCAGCTACTTGCGAAGCAACACCCAAGGCTTGAGTGATTTCACTGTTAGAAGAAACAGGAATCATGTTACTAACAAAGAAGACCCAGCTTTTCCCGTTCTGACCATCTGATAACGCCACTGGAGCAGCAGTTTTCAAGTGTGCGTCACGACATTCATACAATGTAGAACCAGACGGGTCAGTGATGGTCATGTTCTCACGAACAATGTCAGCAGCACGTTGCTGTGCAGCATAGATGTTTGATAAGTACAGGTTGGTCTCTGCGTTTTGTAGCAGAGTGATTGTTACAGTACCTGTCCAGTTAGCAATCTTAGTCAGGGCCACATCACCCTGAGCGCCCACTACTTCGTCAGTCAGATCTGAGTTAGGCGCAATCGCTACAAACTCACCATCTGCAAAACCGTAGAACGGCACACCACCCCAAGCTACACGAACCTCTTGAGGTGCATAAGTTTTAATATAAGCCATTGTTTACTCCAATTAGGCGTTAAAAGAAATTGCCAGTGTGCCTGTGATGTCAATCAATTCGATTGAACCAGACAACTCAGCTTTGAAGTAACCTTCGTCCAACAGACCTAAACCTTTCTTAGCAGCGGAAACATCACGCTCATCTGGTAAAGTGATTAAGTAATTGTCATTGATGAAGCTACGGCGAACAAACAGATCCAGAGTCTTAGCAATGGTAGAACGAACAGCGTTGATACCGTTGTTGTTGTATGGCAGCTTACCGCCTTTCTGAGACAGTAACAGGGCAGTCAGGTTAGCTTTCATTTCATTCTCTAAAGCATCACGACCACGGATGTTGTCAATGCGCTCACCACCAGCAACCAGACCACCACGAGTAGCATTCTGACCACCTTCTAAACGAATGAATGTAGCATTACGAGCAGACAGGTTATTTTGTTGTGTTTGTGTCAGGACATTACCGTCTACGTTTTGAGAAGCGACCAGAGCAACTACGTTGTTAGTCCAGATCACTGAACCAGCATCAAACGGAGCATTGTGACCTACGTAGTTTAATTCTACGAAGTCTTCATCAGCGCGTTGATGATATAAACCGAATGTACGGAAGTAACCAGCATCTGACAGTTTACCTAAGATGTCACCTGATACAGCAGCACCTTTGACGTAAGTACCGTAATTCGTAGCACCTTCAACAGCAACAGCATACAGTTTACTACGAGCTTCTACATCAGCAGCCATAGCCAGTACCCAAGCTTCTGAATGGTCTTCTGATGCAATGAAGTAGCAATCTGAGTCAGCGTCTAATACACGTTGCAGAGCTTGTGGGGCAGTAGCTGTAGAGGTGTAAGAATCTGTTACGTTCAGTAAAGCAGTTACAGCAAACTTGGTAGTACCTGTAGGAGCGATTGTAACAACACCAGTAGCTGCTGTAGCGGCAACTAATGCACCTACAGTAGATGCTTCAACAGCAGCAGCGATTGCAGTAGCGATTGTAGTAGTTGTATCTGAACCAGTAGCAGTAACAGAGATATTAGCTGATACAGCACCTGAAGCGATTGTGAAGCTATAAATCTTACCAGTAGCAACAGCGGCAGGAGTCAGTTTCAGATCAGCTTCAATCTGACCAACTTTAAACGCTTTACCAACTGGAGTGTTAGCGAAGAATTGAGCAGCAGCTTTATATACACTGTGAGTAGTAGGGAATACCTGACCAACAGATAAAAGATTAGAATAAGCGGTAACTACTTCCTGAGTGAAGCGGTGTTTCGCTAAGAATACCGGAGTACCATAACCCTGACGGCT